TATAGAAGGCATCAGGAAACTGAAAGGCTATGTATTCAGCCTTGCTCTTTCTACTGCACCATCCATGACCTCCCCAGACATTGATAAACTCCAGAAGGATATATCCTGAATGATGCATCTTCTTCAATCCTTTGACATCTACCTTCATATCTCCCCAATAGAAGTCTATATGCTTCTTATCATCAGCGAGTGAGGATTTATGCGCTCCTGTCAGTTCCTTGAATAATGCTTCTCCTGATTTGCCTACATCAACACAAATAGCAGTTCGGTCATCACTAAGATTTCTCCCTTCCTTAAGATACTTCCTTAGTTGCATCTAGCAGTTCTTGGAGTTCTCTCATCCATTGCATCCAGATCTTAGGACTACAAGTACAGGGGATATCAAACTTATGATTAAATACTCTAGCATGAATAGTAGCTATCTGCTTACGATCCTCATACTTGAGTGTTCTCTTTCTTAATACCCCTGTAGATAGATATTCTATCTCCTCTGGCTCTAAGCATTCAGGTTGAACCTTCTTATAAGGAAACAACTTATTCAATACATCTCTGCGATCATCACACCCACAATCATCTCCTGCTATAGCTTTCACTACTGCCTTAATTCCTGTAGCCTCTGTGAACTTCTCAATGCTATCTCCTAGACCTTTGGGCTTGTTCTTACTTCCCTTTGGTCTACCTCTCTTCTTAGATCTTGTCGTAGTCTCCATTTCCGAAGTCTTCCCAATCTTCTCTGAGCCTGTCGTGGATTCTTGCTTTTCCATTCTTGATCGTATTCTTAATTGATGTTAGTCCTATATCTGTATCTCTATGGATCTGATTCATACTCGTTCCATCCATATGAATCTTGATCATCTTCTCATCATACCAATGCAGTTCCTTCATCTCATCCTCCATAATAGTGATGAGTTTCTCAAGTGCTGCTTTCTCCTCTGGATATGGTTCATAATCCTCCACATCAATATCCTCTAGAGAAACCTTGTTGATCTTCTTCTTTGCTCTCTGATATTTCAGAGCCGTATTGATACAGGATCTATAGACATAAAAAAAGTTAAGGGAGTCCTCCTCATAAAAGTTGGTTCTCCCTTCACCTTCTAATTCTAATAGTCGTAGAAACACCATCTGAACTATATCAGATGCAACCTCATAAGAACCATCAGTATATTCCTTAATGAATCCTGTTAGTCTTTTGAAATTCTTCCTGTAGAATGTTTCTATTCTTCCCATGCTATTTGTACGATGACTAAACCTAGCCCTATCTGGATCAGATGCATAGCATTCTGCTCTTCCATTTCAGGATAGTAAGCATAATTCATTCCAAACATCAATCCATAAATAGGGCTAAACTCAATCTGCATTCTGTAACTGCTTATTTAATTTCTGTAATATACTGCAATTATCACGCAATTCTTGACACTTGTGTGTTAATTTCTCAACCTCATACTCTAGTTCTACGATTCTCATCTTCTGTCTAGTGAACTGAGCCTGTAATTTATTATCACTCTGAATGCTCTTAATAGGACATTCTAACAGGATCTCATTAGCTATAGAATGATAGTATCTATACATCTCACTCCAATTATGATTCTGCTCGTGATTCTTTACTGCGTGATGAATAGTAGCGTGATTCTTACCGAAGATCCTGCCGATCTGATGTAAGGTCATATACTTTCTCATAGAAACCATCATTGCTGATCTTGCATATACCTGATCTAGTTCTCTGGTATTTCTTGGAATGATTCCAATCGTTTCATAATACTCCTTCAATACTCTACTTAAATCTTCCATGTTATCTCTTTCTCTTTATCTATTATCTTTTGAAATGGGATCCTGTGTAGTCTCCCTGTTGATGTGTTCCTGACTATGTAATAGCTAGATCCTACATCAATATCTGATTCCTCATCATCTAACCTAGTTTGAAAGTAAGCGTGAGTCTCCACACATATGAACTCCATACCACCGATCTCAAACCTCTGACCATCATTCATCTTTCTCTTAAAGTCCACAATATCCAGAATCACATTCGTTAAAATCATCATCAAAGAGCATTATCTGTGAATTATAATTAATTATCTCACGATAAGAAACTTCACTTTTGAATCTACCCTTATTACTCTCTTCTTGATTTGCAAACCATTCCATCTTGTTAGGATGCTTATCATACATATGCTTTAGCAGCATTGGACCTCTCCACCAACAACCTACACAATTATTCATATAAGCAAAACGGACAGGCTTTTCATTCCAGAATTCCTCAATAGAATCCTTATAGATATTGGCTTTAATCAATGGGAATTCAGGTTTGCAATACTCTATGGTCTTCCATTTATTATTACCATTAGAATGCTTACCTATTATAATCTTGACTTCTGTCATTCCATTAGAATTAGTTTTCTCCATCATTCTATTGGCTCTGCCTGTTTCATTGGCTCTATAGCCAAACCTCATAATAACATCTTCATCTATGTTCTTATATCTCCATTGAGCAATGGGCATAGTTTTCATATCTGTAGTGCAATATCTCGCAATCTTATTAGGTAAAAATCCTCCATGCTTATTAATACTCTGCTCAAAGGTTTTTCCTGTAACCCAAGTAATAGGTCTACCGATGTATTGCTCAAGGTCAAGCATAGTGTATATGATAGTATCATCTTCTGCCGTTCCTATGAATGGTGCTTGGATTCTATCCTCTACCTCCTTACGAATCTTCTCATCAGGGAACTTGCAGTTCTGATCCTCTATTCTTACTAAAGAGAATACATCATAGTCCGCAGGATAGTTCGCTGCGATATAACTTGATGTCTTACCTCCAGATAAGCTATTAAGTGTTTTCATATTTTAAAATTTATCCATTTCTCTATCTACCATCTCACTCAATCTATGATTCTCTTTCTTCAGATCATACATCTCCTGCTTCAATTTCCCATTCTCAATCCTAGCATCTAGGATCAGTTTATCTAGAGTCGTAAAGTAATCTGTGATGTGTCTATAGACTGCTGCTGAATCAGCGAGTATCTGGAATACTTCCCACATATCCTCCTTAGTCATAGTCTTCTGATCACTCAACTCTTTGCTTAGGTGGTCCAGAGCCCTATACAACTCTGATTCCTTTTCCATATAGTATAGCCTATTACCCTCAAAATGGAGATCCATCTATTTCTCTTTCTTTAGTTACCAAATTTATTCCATTTATTCGGAACCCACAATTACCCTTTGTTGATTCCATCCTGATCGGTAAATCTAAAGGAGTCGGTCTACCTCCAGATTCTAACTCCTTTACTTTCCTTACATGAATATCTGTGAAGATCCAATCCTGAGGATGCTGCGTGTACCTATGGATCACAAAGAATTCATCAGAGCGATTCACGAACTTACCACCGCCTTCAACATCACTCGCCATAGGAGGCATCGTGTGATTCGCATATTCATGAGATCCTTTATGAACTTGTCTTAGTGCCTGTGTAGCAGGATGCGTATTCAGGATCGTAGTAACACCATATTCCTTACAGAACTTTCTTATGTGGCTCGTTACCTCATAATGATACTCGTGCGTTGAGACTCCTTTCAGATCCGCTTTTCTTATCGTAAGCGAATTATAAGGATCTATCATCATACCCTGAAACTCCCAAGCATCATATATCTCTCTTGCGATCTCTAACAATTCAAAAGCATCAACTATCAACTCTGAATCTAGGAATGCCCAATGTCCCTCTACAAAACTATGGTGTCTCCAGAAGGTCTGCTCATCTATCTGATTGATTGGCTTCCCTGCGAGGAACTCTATTAACTTGCGTTGTAAGGACTGCACCTCATTCTCTGAGGAGTAGATTAGCCACTTCGTACCATTCTCTAAGGTGTGTAGCATTTGTAGGTAAGTCATCGTGTGAGTCTTCCCAACATTAGCGTGTCCTGTTACTACTATGAAATTTCCCTTCTTGAATCTTAAGTAATCATCTATCTCTACTGCACCGAATCTTGATGCCTCTTGTATCTTACCCTCTCTCGCTCTCTCCAGATAGCGTAGAGTCTTATTTGATTGTATTATGTGTTTATGAATCATCCCTCTAAATTAACACTATATTTTTAATATCTCAGATCCTGAGAAAAAAAAAGAGGAGTATTTCTACCCCTCTCTACCTAACACAATCAATCAACTAGAATGGTAAGTCATCTGATCCGTTTACAATAGCATTCGCTACTTGTATCTTTTCTTCTCTAGAAGAGAAGTGATTATCATATGAAGTCTCCTTCTTATCTTCTTCCATTACCCAACTCACAAAAGAGTCCGCTA